GGCGAGTGTTAGTGGCACAATCTGGCCACAAGGGATATTACAAAACAGATAGAAAGAATGGACCAGGCACTGCAGTGCCAGGGCGGAGCTCACGAGCTAGGAATTCACCAGGCTCCTGAGAACGCAGGCACGCTGCGGTCAGCGTGCCAGCATTGAACCGTAGAGGCTGGGCTTCGTAAGCCCACCCAGGTGCGGGTACATAGCCAGCCTTGCGTGGCACGTACCTCATCACCTGCGTCTCTGTCATGACTCTCGCTGTGGAGGTCGCCGCGCGGTGAAACCGCTTGACGCTCCTATATAGCCATGACAGGTCCTCGTCCGGTTCCTCCGACCGGTCCACCCCACCATTAACGGCCACCATCACCTCATTGGCCACGTGAGCCTCAGGTCGCCCTTCACCTAGTGGTGAGGGGCCTCCTTCGGCAACCATATCCGGCCCACGACGGCCAGACCGCCAGGCATCCTCTTTAAGGTCGTCCCACATCTCTTGTCTCACTCCCATTGGAGAAGAGGCGATTGTGAGGGCGCCGAGGAGCCGCCTTAAGCGGTCAGGCCGACCATGGGCGGCAGGCTGTGACCAGCCTGAGAGGACCAGGACCCTTGTGATGGTAGAATCATCGAGGGCCTGCTCTCCAGGCTTCAGCCAACGGTACTCTAGGTAGCCTTTCTGGACAAGGCCCTTGAGCACCTGCTCCGTGTCCCGGTGTGCCGTAGTAGAGGCCTCCTGCTGCTCCCACGTGAGCTGTGCATCTCGCACAGCTTCAGGCGTAGGGTTGTCACGCATGAAGGCCGCCACGTGCCTCTGCTGCTCCGTCATAACGAGAGCACGAGTGCGCGGCAAACCGAAGCCACCCAGCTGACGAGGAACAAACCAGTTCATCTCCGGTGGGAGCCTCTTCATGAAGGGGGCCCACGTCTGGAGGAAGACGGTCATAACTCGGTCAGCTGCTGCGCCTGTCGCTCCAGCGAGCAATGTCTGGGCCCAGTTCGGGGCCATAAGACAAAACTCACCAAAGGAGACATCGCGCGGCGGGGCTAGGACTTGGAGCGAATGGCTGGTGATGGCCCGCCAGGCGTAACGGGCCCGCGTTGGGTTCATACCCGGCGGCCAAAGCCCTGGTGGTAGGATCTCAAGTGCCTGTGACACAGCGGCGAGAAGCTCCAGACGAAACATCTTGGAGTTGATCTGCACGAAGTCACGAGACACGAAATTCTTACCCACCGAGGGACTGAGGCCACCATACGCGGTCCAATCACGC